AACCTCAGGAACAACAACAGGTTCAGGTTCAGGTTCCTCAACTGCAACAGGCTTAGGTTCCTCAACCTCTACAGGTTCAGGAGCTGGTGCCGCAGGGATGTCAATGACCACCGTAGGGCTATCATCAACTACCGTAGGGATATTATCTGTGTCTAAGTTTTCTTGGTCCATAGGTTTATCTTACTCTAAGACTTACCCGTTGACTTAGGAAACTGCAACATGAACTCGTCGATCTTGCTCTCATGTGCCGTACCGTCGTAGGCGTTTGGACCTAGACCCCATGATCCCCAGTCCTTGCCACCCTTTGTCATGTGAAACGCGATCTGTGCGTTTGTGACAGGGTCGAAGAGCTGGTCATTAGTTTCTACGCCGAACTTATCACGACGTGCCGTACCGAGGTCTCCGATCATGTTGATCTGAAACAACCCGTATGAGTTGTCACCGGTGCCGGCGTTCTTGTTGTGGGCAACAGGACGTCCACCTGATTCCTTCTTGGTGACGGCCCAGGCAACCTTTAGTGACTTGCCCTTGAAGCCCACCGCATCGAGAAGCTCGATGAGTTGGTCGTTTGTGAGAGCCTTGGCTCCCTTATATTTAACCAGCGGGTCGGTTACTACCGTGATGGTAGGAGCCGGAGATATCGCCGGTGTTAGTGCCGAGCTTGTGTTTATATTGAACACCATAAACACGCCGATCGTTAGTGCCGTTATATAGGCCGCTGTCGACATTGCTATGCCACGTATTGTGATTTGCAACGCTAGTTCGCCTCCTTAGGTTGGGGATGGGACAACCTGGCAGTACCGCACCAGGTATCTTGCTACCACCATGCTTCTCAGGTTTGCACCTGTCCTCTACCGCTTGCATGGGGCCGGAAATAAAAAGGGATGACAATGTCAGTCCTCCGTCTCTCCGTAGCTGGGCTGTTTGCCCATTGGGTATAACTATACCATAGCAAAGGCGAAATAGGCACCCGTAGGTGCCCATTTCTCCAAATATGTTGGGTCCTAGCTCCTTAGAGCCAGCAACGCCGATGATACCGAGGCTAACCCTAGGGCTAGGACCAAGGTACCCCTCTCAGGGGAACTGAGCGCTACAAGAACGGCAAGTCCAGCCGACCCAGCCGAGATTATGGCTGGCCAGGCTAGCTCCCGCAGGACAAGCAGCAGGTTGTTCATTACTTAGCCTTTCGGGTCTTACCCTTAAGTCTATCGGAGGTATTGCGGATAGGTGTGCCTGATTCCTGTATTAGCTTACGGGCCTTGCCGTATGTAATTCCAAGCTCCTGGGCTACCTCCACCACGGACTTACCCGATGTGTACAGTGACGCGGCCTGCGTAGGTGTAGTTGTTGACACTGGTCTTCCTTTCGTAGTTTTTCATTTTCGCGCTTAAACGGCTAGGCAGGTGAACGCGCGATTAGCTCACCTGACATATTGAGCAAAGTGGTACTGCTCAAGATTTCTTTGCCTTTTCCGGCTTAGGAGGAGTTTTCCCATGCTTGTTGCATAGTACCTTTCCACCCCAGGCGGACCTAGGTTTTAGGTTGTTGTCACACTCGGTTCCGTAGTTAGCGGCATAGCACTCAAGCTTCTCTGTCTTCCTCAGGATCGAGGTAAGAGATACTAGAGCTCTCTTGGTGATACTTGTTCTAACTAGAAACCCATTCTTCTCGTGACATGAACCGCATAGATACTCGTTGCGCCGGTGGGAAGGATCCCGAACCGAGCTCGGACTATCGCACTGATCACAGTGTTGAACGAAGCGAATGTTTGCGATTAACTTCTTATAGTCGTCTGCACACATAAGCTTCTCATCGAGTTGGTAGACGAGTACGTTTGCGTCACCGCACAAGGAACAGGTGTCGTAGACGTAGCGTTGTTCGCGCTGGTTTGTGCCTAGCATGTTGGTCCTCCGTATTCGTCCTTGGGAAGAATATATTCCTTATTCCTCTTCTTGTAAATCCTCATCTTTATATTCCCTTACCTTTCCGGTAAGTTGTGGACCCCACATGCGCTCGCCAGGTTGAAGTTGTTCCTCCTTGGCCTTGCGCCTGTCGTCCAGTGAAATTACGTTCTTCACTTTTTCCTTGGCTTTATAACGCCAAGTAGAGGTTCAAGCCTGACCGTGTTCTTCCTGTAGCGGTAGAACTTTACAGCGGCAAATGCTACGGCAACGGCAAGAACTAGAAATACGTTGATCTCAAGAGCAAATAGATCTCGTACGTAGATCGAAAAAAGATTTCCGTAGATGTCCATGCTGAACAGTGCGTCCATGTTTATCTCTCCTTAGTTATTTTTGCTTGCGAACTCGGTGTTCGCAATGTCATCCATTGCCGCGGCAAGAAGCATGGCTGGGAAGAATCCCAGAACTCCCATGATAACTGCGCCAACGAACGTTAGCAGGCTTTCACCTGCAAAGAAGAACATCGCTGAGTAGATAACCCAGGCAGTGGCAACGAACTTCATTGCAACCGCGTACCTACGGTACCGATAACCTCTAAAGTTATTTATCTTGATTTTCATGAGGAAGTCCTTTCGTCGTTTTGTCCTTGGATTAATTATATCAGGAAGGTCAGGATAATTGAATTATCTTGATACGGTGTTTCTTTCACCCCAACTTGCAAGTCCCATGCTTCTGTAGGTCTGTGCCCAGGACTCAGCCTCGGCATAGCTACGGCAATATTGAAGTATGTTGCTCAGTGAAGGGTCATTAAAGGTATATACGTAGCACGTTTGATTTCCAGCCTCGTACCTAGCCATCAGGATCTCCAATCCGTTGATGGTTAATTATATCAGGATCTACCTGACGGAGAACCCACCTTTGCCCCTGAAACTCGGGATCTTTCGGTGAGCTGGCGACTTAGCCTTGATCTTTCCGCCCATGAAGCCGGAGGGCGGCTTGATCAGCAGCGCCGTAAGGGCATGGACCAGCGCGTCGACTCTGTCCGGTGACTTGCCCTCACCGGGAATCCAGGCGCACATCTGGGACTCTAGGTCTCCAAGGTAGCCCACGTGGTGAACGCGGGTTTGCTCGTAGGCAAGGGTTATCGGCTCGGCGCGAAGTGCCTTGCCGTACTTGGAGTGTACCTCAAGAACCTTTACCGTTGGGTCAATCGTGTTTATGGCGTTGCGAACAAGCGCACCACCTTGGTTAACCTCAGCCACAACAGGACAGCCCCACTTGCGAGCCATCTGAACTACTCGGTTTGCCCACACGTCGGGTGAGCCGTGAATGGACGCGTCCTCAAGCACCCAGCTCTGACGCTTGTAAAGATCTCGTTCACCGGTTGAGGCTACGACAACTATGCCGCACTCGTCTCGTGGATTTTCAGCTACGGAAGGATCTACACCGATGCAGCGTAGCGGAGTTCCGATCGGATACTGCATGTCACGTCCCTTATCGATAAGTTCCTGTGTCCACAGAGCTCCCTCAACGTCCGAGAGCATCTCACCGTATAGCTCCTGACTCGCTAGGCGAGTACCCTCGTAAACGCCAAGAATGGCGTCTAGATAGGTTTTAGAAAGATTTCCGGTGTTGTCCATGGTTGAACCACGTGTAATTACCACACGCCCTGTCTTGGTCGCCTCAGCCATTAGCTGGTAGAGCAGCGGAACACGCTTAGGAGTTGTCGTCACCATGATCTTTGGATTAGCTCCAAGACGAGTACCGACGCGAAGGTTATCGAACGCGGTCATACCTGCCGCATCGGGAGTTTGCCTCCAGGCTGCAACCTCATCACCCCAGGCATGCGTAAATTGTGGACCACGGAGAGAGTCTGGCTCATCAGCTGTGAAACAAGTAGCTGTGTTTCCGTTTGGCCAGGTTAGTCTTCGCTTTGACGGTTCGTACAACGGGCGCTCGCTAGGAGGAGTCACGTTAATGATTCCTGACTCGCCCTCAACGATAACGTCACGTACGTCAGCGGCAGTTCGAGCTACGAGTGCAAAACGCTTCTGTCCTTTGCTTGAGTCGCGTGCTTCGCTTCTAACCCACTCGGCTGCAGTGCGAGTCTTACCAGCTCCGCGTCCAGCCATGTAAAGCCAGATTGACCACTCGCCCTCAGGTGCCTGCTGTTCAGGCCGACCCCACACGGACCAGTCCCAAAGAAGTTGATCGGCATTGAAGCCAGCAAGCACGGCCTGCTTCTCCTCCTCAGAGAGGAGAGCTAACTTTTCCATCATGCTCTTTGCCATGTGTACTATAGTACATTAAAAAAGTAAAAGCTAGGCGGATAGGTCGCCTAGCTTCTACTCTTAAAGGATGTCTCAACCTGGTGGGATTGGAGGCTCACCAAGGAGACCCCCGCGTAGGTATGAACGGACCTTGCGGTTAGTAATACTGTATCACTTTCTTGCGAAAAGTGAAACCTCCTCGTAGACCGCGTCTACGACCTTTGCCCAGATTGCAGGAGTATGATCGAACGGCTGGTATCCACCAGCTCCTCCGATAAGTACTCTTCCTTGAGAGTAAGAAGATGCAATTCGGCCAACAGTGCGAGCCGCGAAGTCATATCCGTAGTAGTCAAAGTTAAGCGTAGACAGCGGATCGGTGCGATGTGCATCGGCTCCGGTAGCTAGCAGAACTACATCCGGCTTGATCTTATCGGCAAGTGTTTCAATCTCACCCATGACAGCCATAAAGGCATCATCACCACTTGAAGGATCAAGTGCCCAGTTGTATATTCCTTTTTTAGGCGTGTGACCTTTTAGTCCCGTGCCAGGAAAGATAACCGAGTCGTGAATAGAACACGTCACAAGATCAGGATCATCTGCCAAAAGGTTTTCAACGCCATCGCCGTGATGTGCGTCCCAGTCAATGTACATAACCTTCATGCCGTTTTTCTGAAATTCCTTTGCGGCCCAAGCCATGTCGTTAAACACGCAGAACCCAGAGCTATGATCGTACTGAGCGTGGTGCTTAGCTCCCTGAGGATTAAAGCCAATCCTTAGCTCGTCGGCAAGCATCTTCTCTGTCAACCGAACTGTTCCGGCAAACATGTGAAGGGCAACTTTTCCAAGCTCAGCTTGGTCTGGGTACCACTCGCCGCAATGACCATCGTCAAGAACTCTAGAAACGTAGTCCTTGTTGTGGATAGACTCAACCTTAGCTCGATCGCCTTCTTGAATATCTGGCCTAACAACTACAAGATCGTGATCATTAGATAGAAGCTGCGTTGCGTACTTTGCACGCACAGGATTAGTAGGATGTGAATCAGTTGTCCTACCGCCTAGCTTCCAATCAAGATACACGTCATCGTACGCTACATGTATCTTATCTTGCATGAGGCACCGCCTCGGACATAACTAAATAATCAACGAAGTAGTTGTTTAATAAAACAGCCTTACTTCTTTTCTCCCGCATAAGATCTATAGCGCCCCTTGCAGTGTGTCCATCCTTCATCAAGACATGGGCCATAACCAAACTTGAACGATTGATTCCAGCCTGACAGCGAATTAGCACGCGCTTACCAGACTTCCAGGCGCTGTACGCAAAGTCGGACGCACGTTCAACTGCATTAAAATCAATATGACTGATCTCTGAATCATAGAAGCCGTAGCGCACCTCCTCGACCAACCAGTCAACTGGTTGAGCCCATGAGTAAAGTGTGACCACCGTATCAAATTCATTCTTTGTAATTACACGTTGCTTGTACGTGTCAACGCCAGTTTCAATCGTGTCATTGTCATCCGTACCACCAAGCCATAGCCCTGGGAGGATCTCACTCCATAGGGGGAAGTCCCAGCCAATATCGTGCACTGGTGCGTATAAGTTTTTATCCTCTATAATTTCCATTACTCATTGTCCTCTTCATCATACATCATTAGTTCCCAGCAACTCGGGTGAGTTCCGGTCATCATTTGTTCTCTCAGTGATTTATCCAAATCAGGTAGCGCATCTTGAATTAACATGCCAAAGTTCCACTTAAAGAAACCATCGGCTGGAATCTCAACCGTACCGGTCTTATTGCATAGTCTGCAGATAGGTGTTTGAACTAGGTACGTCATGTCCTTTACGTCCATAATTTGTCCTTTCGTCACTTAATAAGTCTATTATATCAGGTTATTTAGCCTCTCTGAGACATGATAATTACTTCTCCGCCTGAGTAAGCATCCCAACGGATTGAAACCTCAATAGCCTTTTGCAGTAGCTTCTCTGCCTCCTCAATGTTCTTAGCTTTTTCAGCCTGCAGCGCTCCGAGAGCTCCAAGTGCGTACTTGCCTCCTGAGCCGGCAACATAAAGTCCACGCTTGCATCTTTCCCAGGAGTAATCCTCGGCGATGCTATAAAGACTTCCTTTAACCGCAACTATAAAGTTGTTGTCGTTGTACGCTACGTCTCCATCGTCCTTCATGTCATATCCAGCTTTAATAAACGCCTGTCGCATGCTAGGTATAAATACCTTTGTCATGTACTCATCTGTAGACCTGCCGGTGAAGCGAGGAGCTGACCAACCGAATTGAAGTATGTTGATTCCACGCACTGCACCTGCACCTGCGATTAACGTAGGTCCATTCTTAAATGTTTTGCCTGTGACAATCTGCATCATGAATCCAGACTCATCACTAGCTTGACTGTCCGCACCTATCGTGCACCAGCCATCACCTTGTATGGCCGCAAGAGTAGTCATGGTTCTCCCAACAAATCCTAAGCGCGTAGGACAACTGTATACTACGCGCCAGGACTACGTCTTATATTAGGTCCAGGACTCCTATTGGGCAGGTCACGTTTGAGGACTCAACCTGACGGGTGACAGGGTTTATCCTGGCAAACCTTCCTGTAGGATTATCCAAACGAACCACAACCTTCGTACGATTCTTTGAGACGATGGTGGCGGTTTCGCCTACCATGTACCTTGTGCCTGTTTGCTCGTTGAACTTTACCTTGTCCCCAATGTTGTAGTCAGAGATGGTAAGTTGCTTACGAACTGTCTTTAGGCGTAGGGCAAGTGCCTCGTTGATCTTCCCAAGGGAAGAGTCATAGGTGCCGGATGATATATCCGCTAAAAGTGTCTCGATACTCATAGTACCTTCCTTTCGTCGTTAGGTACTATTATATCAGGTTAGGAGTCAACCTCTGCTCTAAAGTACTGGATTCCCTCTTCCTTTTGGGATTCATCCTGTGCCCAAGGTAGACGGGTACGGTTTAGATCTCCAAGACTGTTGGCGAACAAGACCGCAGTCTTCTTTGCCGCGCCTAGAGATGTGTGTGCCGCGTAGCGAGTTTCACCGGAGGCTAAATCCTTTACTGTCACAAGCCATGCTGCCTGTGGCGCCTTATTTTTTAATAGGGTTGCTGTTATACTCATTGGTATTACTCTCTTTCTAGTTTTATTGTGTACTTATGATTGCAAAGCTCACAAGTCACTTCTTGATCTACGTTTCCCCAGTCATCTGTGGTAAAGTCTTCATCCCACACGCTGAGGCAGGGTTGTCCACCATCACAGCCATCACACCTTTCACGGCAGACAACCTCAAGGGTTATCTCTTCGCTGTAGATGCCTGAGCCCATCATTGAACCTGCGTAGTAGCTCATTAGTTTTTAACCAACGAATTCATGTCGCGCTTAATCTGCGCGTAGATATTTGCGCAAGGATAACAGTACGTGTCAGGAGTTACCTCAAGCACAACTGCATCAATTCCGGAGTACACCAGCTCTGTGCTTTCACAGTTGTATGTTTTACAGGTTTTCATTTGTATCCTTCCGTCTCTTGAGCTAATTATATCAGGTAGGGCGCCTACTTCTCCCTAGGCGCCATACCCGAGTTTTAACTTACTTTGCTTTTGGGAACTTCTTAGTTCCTTTACGAAATTGGCTCATAAATCTAGAAGCCTCCTTCGTAGAAGCTACCTGCATCTTCTCACCTGTTGAGGTGTTGAACACAAGGTAGTGTGCGCTATCTACTGCACGTAATACTGCAAGCGTTTTACGCTTACGGAAGTACGCCGGTGTGTAACCGTTTGGTAGCTTAACTCCACGTGACAAAGGGGGAAGAGTTTCTACTCGAGTCCCTGGCTTTGTTCGCGCAGGTTTGGCTACGGGCTTGGCAGTTTTTGTTGCCATGCTCGTCCTTTCGTCATTGCTGGCGGTTGCCAACTCTTTAATTATATTAGGTAGTTGAAGTTCTGTACAACGGGTTAATTGTGGGCAAAGTCGTTGCAGGGAGGAAGGGCGTGGCTACGCCACTCATGCAGGACCCGCTCAAGGGTAGGCTTTGCCTCAGGGTTTCTTTCCCCGAGCAGAGTTAATAGTGTGATGTCAATTAAAGTATCAACGTCACTCTTCTTATGCTCTTCTTCATTCATGGAGCAGTACTGGCAGTTCAAGACAGAACCTTAAAGTTAGGGTGCATTGCTTCCTTGACCAAGGATACTACGTCTCTGGAGTTTCCTCCAATGTGATACTCGCAGACCTCATCCATTCCTGGAGTTCCAAGCTCATAGCGCTTCCAGTCATAGATCGTCGCGATCTCATCATTTACAAATTGAATTATCCACTCGAGAGTAACTTTGTCAGTATCTTCCTCGAAGCGGATTGGTTCACCGAAGGTGTCTATCAGGTCGCGTTGGGTTGCGACAACATAACCTTGAAGTGATGTGCCTGCTGAGTTGATGTCATGACTTGCGTAGAATTCCATCTTGATTCCTTTCGTCGTTGGTTAATTATATCAGGAAACGTACGCTGATAGAACCTGTTCCCAGGACTGATCCTTGATATTTTTTTGAAGGTTCTTGTTTCCCTCAAGAGCGATAAGAATAAGTTGTAGCTCTTCCTCGCTGACCTTAATAACGTAATCCATAATCTCTCCCTTTGTTAGGGTTTAATTATATCAGGACTTTGAAGTCTTTAGCTCCAGTTCAATAAATTCCTTTGCCCATCGGGTAAGCCCTGCCTCATGGCGGGACTTGTGATGGCCGCATAAAAATAGCTCACCGGAATCTCCAATAATCTTCCAGGTGGCACGAGCAACTCTACATGAATCACACTGGATCCACTCGGTAAACGAGGGATCTCTTACCTCAACCTGCTCCTTGGTATCAGTTTCCATGAGCTAATCTTACTCTTGTTCTTCGTCGGTGTCTTCGTCAAACAGCTCAGGACGCAACGCCGCATCGTAGATGTCTCCGCGATACGAGTTTGAGCCGAACGAGATGTCCTCCTCCATTAACTTGTTCAATGAGAGAACGGCGGTGTTTCCTTCACCAGGGAACATGATTACAAGCTTGGCATCTCCGTCGTTTGGATCATCGACCAACGCCACGTGAAATCCAGTTCCACCAACGCCGTTGCGATGGTAGTCTGAATCAACTATCTGTAGTAGGTTTGGATCAAACTTCATGATGTCTTCCTTTCCGGTCTTCTCTGGCTGATCTCTAGCTTGGATATATCGTATCCGCTTTTCTTTATCCATGCCTTTGCCGTATCGATGTTCATGAACTGGCCAAGCCACTCGTCTCCGTCAAACACATTAACAAGATCATATAATTCGCTCATTTTGGTTCCTTCCGCCTACAGCTCTATTCGCGTCATGAATTCTTTGATAGGTTCTACTTTGCCCTTTGGTAGATGCGTATCCGTACCTAACTAGTCTAAATGTAATAGCACCGTGGGTCACTCCTAGAAGTTTTGACAGGTGCGACGTGGGAACATTATCAATATTTACTACCTTGTTTAGAAGACCTGCGTACTCCTCGGCCTCTACCCGGTAGTTTGGACTGTTAGATCTAACGAGCTCGGCAAGTGGCTTTAGTTGCTTAAGACGCGCAAGATCTTTCTCTGAAGGCTCCGCAAAGAAGGATACCTCCTTGTAGATGCTTCTCTTTGGAACCTCAGGAATAGGAAACGTTCCAGGGTTAGAAAGAATTGTTATCGCATCGATTGGCTTAGACCTGCTCTCAAGTTGTCGAATACGCTCGCGCGTAAGATCAAGAGCTTGCCCTACTGATTCAAGCGTCCAACCCTTCATACGAAGAACGTAGATATACGCATCGCGCAGGTGCAGTTGGTCCTTTGGAAATAGGTGCAGCGCAACCACAACCTCCGCAGGAAGAGTTAGATCTTGCTTTTGGTTTATCTTCTCCTCAACGATCTTTGTCATTCTTTTACTTGATTTTCCCATGGGTTATGCTCTACCATTCTCTATTTCGTCTCTTGCCTTATCAAGGCAGTCAACAAAACCAAATGACTCGGCATCGCATGGGTCATCTTCAAAAAGTTTAACTGCACGGTTCCACACGTTAACAGGAGTTTCATCGTCCTCCATGTATTCGGAGTGTTCCTTGGCGTACCACTGAACCATGATCTCCTCATCAAGGTCATATCCTTGAAGAGCCTTAATCACTTCTGATACCTTCATGTTCATCCTTTCGTCGTTGTAAGGTTAATTATATCAGGTTTTCTTCCATAAAGTAAAATAAGAGTGGGACCAGCCCATGTCGAATGAAAACTGATCCCACAACTACTGGACAGGCGTCTCTCCCTCAACTCTTTTGTCCGACCTCAAGAACCTTAGTCTTACGACCTTGTCCTGTCTTGGTAGAGTCTCTACGGATAACACTGAGCAATGCAGCGGTCTTATGACATACAGTTGCTACCCTTTCCGCACCGTACTAGCTTATCGGGAGTACTCCACCATGTGGAACCCTTACACCTTCGAGCTTGGTTAGTCCAATCCTTTTATTTAGTTATAGTTGAATTATATCAGGTTATTCCTAATCTGGAGGTTTATTGCGCCCCCTCATTAAGTACGCGTATGACACCATGCTATCGTTGGGGTCATAGATCGTAGTTGTTTGATTTGATAAGGCTGATGAATGTTTACGAGCGTGATAACCACAAAATAAAAGCATGCCCGTCAACGTCGTAGCACGCACCTGTGCCTGCGAGCCACACCGGTCACACCGGTCGGTTAGGACTAATTCCATGCCGTCCTTCAAGGTTATTCCCAGTCTGTTAGGTATACAGCTTCAAAATCTGATAGTGGCCGCTTCAACCCGATGGAAGCCATCTGCAGCATCCGGTCAACGTCCGCACGCTTGCGTGCCCTAAACTTTGAGATCCGCTCTCCAGTATGGACATCCTTAATTTCCCAGATGCCTGCCGCAAGCTTAGAGTTCGACAATTTTGAATCCTCCCTCAAGCGCGCCGACGTAGGTTGAGCATAGCTTCTCAATCTTGTCCGCGTCCTCCTGAAGAATAGAAGTGGTGTTGCCGTCCTCATCGCAGCCACCGGTAAATACCACGTTGCCGACGATGATGTCAGTCTCGCCGAAGTATCGTGTCCACATCGCTGTAGCAACAGGATTAACAGGTAAGCCTATTAGCTTGCCTTCCTCGTTGCACCACATGGTTAGACTAGTCGTAAGGTCAACGGCCTGGATAAGTCCGCCTACCGCGTCCTGAAGAGTCTCGAGCTCGGTATCCTCAATCGAGCTGTTGAATGAACAGTCAGTTAATACCTGTAATGTTTTTGTCATGATTAACCTACCTGGAAATCGTCGCAGTGGACACAGTCATAGGAATCGCCTAACAGTGAGTCAGGGTCATAACTATGGACATAGTCATGTTGTTCGTTGGTGGCACAGAACTTATTGCCATTAACGTAGATATACTTTAATTCTTGTTTTGTCGTCATTATTCTTCACCATCACCCACAGAGATATGGTAGCAGACATTGTTGCCTGTTATCATACAACTTGAACATACTATGCTCATGGTATTCCTTCCGTCGTTGTTGGTTTAATTATATCAGGAAATAGAGTCAGACTCGAGCATTGAAACACTGAAGTCCATCTGAATACCACGATTACGTTCCTCGGCGTCTGGCAGGTCAGAGACGTTAATCTCCTCATCCTCGCACTGTTTCATGAGTTCGTGTGCGTGTACTACGTTGTCCGCCGTAAACCAGACCTGGTTCATAGCAACCTCGTTAAATCTAAATGAATACTTTGGCATTGCGTTTCCCTCCGTCGTTTTAGTGGAACGCGGCGAGTGCTGGGATTGTTTCGACCCCCTGCAGGTTTCGAGGTTTTCGTTTGACCACCAGTGAATCCTCGCCGCGTTTGTATCTATTATATCAGGTTATATTGCTTTTGGATTACATCCTTCATCGAGCGGTACGCCTTTTCAAACCCACCTTGGATGGTTGACCACAGGGAATCGTATGTCCCACCTTGAGAGAGGGACTGAGTCCACTTAGAGGCTGCCGCAACTGTTGCCGCCGAGGTACCTACGGCTAGGATACGCCTACCGTTAAGAGTGATGGTTTCATACTTGCCTAGGACGTACATATCAAGATCCGGACCTCCGTTGGACGTAGGCATCACCGGATATATCCATCCAGACACTCCGCGTTGTGAGTAGCGGATATCCGTAGCGCCGACAGCTATCGCCTCAGGTATACACGCCGGATAGTCAACCTTGTTTGGGTTGGACCTGTTGCCGGCAGCGATAAAGACTCCGACGTTACTTTGTTTTAACGCGACTATCTGAGATTGCAGCGTTGCCTCAACAGGACACACCGCCTCTGAATATGCACGACCTAATGAGATTGAGACCGCGCCAACGTTTAGTCGTGTGGCGTTTGCCGCAACCCAGTCAAGCGCTGGAATCAACGCGTTGGTTCTATACGTATTGGCAAAGCCCTTGTCAGACATACCTACGATACGAATCGCAACTATCTTAACGCCGGGGTTAACCGCAACTGCTACGGAGGCCATCTGCGTTCCGTGGTTGAAAGTTCTATCTCTGTCCGCATCTCTCAGTGAGAGAGTTGCAGCTCCTGGGCCAGTCATTGACGACTGTCCATTTGGACACTTGCCGAACTCTATAAAGCATGCCTCATCAACGAGTGCATTCTTTACCCAGTCAAGCTGAGAATTAACTCCTGAGTCAATAATGACCAAGGTTTTTTGTGGTGTAGCGCTTACCGGACCTGCTAGTCCAGCTATTAACATTGAGGCTATCGCCGCAACGATTATCTTGTTCTTCATGTTGTCCTTCTTTCTTTTTGTCATTTTGGTTTGTTAATTAGATCCGGTGCGAGTGGCGAGACAATCTGACGGAAGGTTTCCCACCCACACCGAATAACTTAGGCAGCGTTCTTTCTGCCAATCTTTTCTAGAGCTTTTGCTGCTGACTGACCAATCTGTAGTGCGGCAGCTGCTGGATCCTTCAGATTATTTAGTACAACTGTTGCTGTACCTTCAGTAATCTTTTCAAGGTATCCACGATGAGGGTTGTACCCTTCATTCTCGTATGATAACCATAGGACTGCAACTCCATTACGTTCACACTCACGAACCCAGTGCTTAGCGTTATCAAGCTCGGTCTCAGTATAGACACCATCACTCACTACCACAAGCAGACGAGCGCCGGTACTTTGTAGTAGACCAAGAGAACCATCAAGAGATTTGAATGCCTTATCAAACTTCTCGGTAGAGTCAGG